GCGTAAGGTTCTCAATGCGACGCTCGACCTTCTCGTCAATCTCGTCATCATAAAGCAATGTTGATAGTTGATGCCTTTGCATACCGACTTGTCTTAACGTCTCGTCAGTATCAACCCGCATCAGGTTGTCAAAGAAAGCATCGTAACGGCTTACAGCTTGCTCTGTGTATAAAGTGCCTGCACTACTTGCACGAAACTTAGACACAGCTCTAGCAAGCGGCTTAACTGTCAATGCTTGAGTAATTTTATCTACTAAACTCATGTCTAATCTCAATAAGTACGTTTACCGGCACCGCCGTATGATTGTCTTGTATTAACACCACGCCGCATGATTGGTTCTTGGCTATAGCGTAGGCTGTCGATAATATGGTTATGCTTATCTACAATAGCAGGCAGCACATCGCCGCTTAGCTTGTCAGTCTTATAGCTGTATAACCTAAACTCTTGGGCGGTAGCCGTGCATCGTGGGTGAATGATTATCTTTTTAAAGCCCTTTAGGTGAGCAATACCATCTTCAACACTGCCCTTGCCCTTCTTGACTGGCTTAATTCGTGGTAGGCCATTACGCTTTAGGTAACTGATAGACTCAGGCCTTGCGTTATCTGCATAAACCGTGTGACTCTCAATACCTGGCAGTCTGTCAATTAGATACTTGGCTGTATCGTCAATCTCAAGCCCGACCTTACTAGCTTCATACTCAATGTATAGGTTGCCGTCATTAATCCATGACTTAGTGCCCGCTGTTGGGTCGTTAGCAAAACCAAAGTCTAAGCCAAAGTACGGGCCGTCCCATGTAGGGTGCGCCTCAAACTCTTGCACCTTGTATTTATCTTTGAATATCTGAGCCTCTGACTGCTCAAGGTACGCACCTTCCCAAATCCATCTGTAAGTGGCATCATCTAAACGCTCTAAGTCGTTTAAGCGCTCTTGCTCTAGTACATCAGGAAACCACGGATTGTCCGTGTAGTTCATTTCTACGATGGTAGAGTAAGGCGTTTCTCTAAACCTTTGATTGGTTGCCGACTCCCTCGTCTCAGGGTTCCAGGTTATCCAAACCTCTGAGTTTGTTTCTCGCACAGTAGGCAGTAATTTCTGCCATGCTACTTCTGATACTGTTTCAGCTTCATCAACCCATGCAAGCAAGATGCGGGCTTTAGATTTAATGCTGTCAAGGTTATGACGTAAGCCTGCGAACACATAGCTCACACGTTTGTTCTTAGTGCGTATGTACTTCTCGCCTAGTTCAAAGTAGTCATTAAGCCAGTCAACTGATCTAATCGCCTGCTTCACTTCTTCAAGCGATGACTCCTCAAGCGAGTTCATAAATTCACGGCCACAAAGAATAACGCCATGAGTACCTGACTCTGCATACTGATAAGCCTTAATAGCTGTCATCAATGCAAAGGTTCGAGTCTTACCACTACCACGGCCACCATAAGCACCTCTATAACGTGCCTGACCTGTAAACACAGGTATCAGCTTAGGTGGTAGCTCGATACTAGCTTTCATCTTCAAACTTAGGGGCTACCAATTCGATGACAGTTGGCTTCATTGAATTGTCGCTTGATTTGTGGTCAATCTCTTGCTTGTCGCTGTAGTCATGCTTGGTTAACATGACCTTGGTGATTGAAGCATTGAAGTCGCCCATTAAGCCGCCGTTAATTAGCATTTTTGCCTGCAACAAACGAACTCTGTTTACGATGTCCGAAAACCTACTGTCAGCTTCTTCATAAGTGTACAAGGTTGACCTTGCTATCTCTAAATAGTAAGCCAGTCCTTCAATGGTAGGAATAACATCGCCGTGACTTCTAAAATCATCAATATACAGCCTAGCCTTTTCTATTAGCTCATCTGTCAGCTTAGTTGGCCTTCCGCCCTTATCTTTAACGTCAAAAGACGCATCATTACTCATACGCCCTCCTGACGTTTATTTATTAATCCACTCTACGAACTCGCTATCACTCTTAAAGCGAGGTACCTCAATCGAGCCGCTGTTAATCGACTTCTCTATATTAGCTGCCATGGTCTTAGCTAATTGTTTTCTCGCTTGTCTTTCTGCCTCAGCTATTGCCTCATGCTCGCTATATCCGAACCCACAAAATGGGAAGTCGATATTATCCGAATAGGTATCAATACAATAATAGCCATGCTCGTCTTGTTCTATTTGACGATGTATCAGCTTTGGCATGGTTTATCTCAGGCAATAAAAAAGCCCACGCTATTAACGTGGGCAACTACCGAGCAATCCCCGGCTGTTTAATTTGGTTCCCTCATCAATGAGGGTACCATAAAAAAGCCCCTATCAATTAAGATAAGGGCTGACTAGGAGGGAGGTATTAACCTGCGATACTCCTAGCTCGTAAAGAGATTGCGGAATAATTTGCACTAAACCGCATTATGGTCTTTATACCACATTTTTAGACTGGTTGTCAACACCGTAACGCTCATTATAAAAGTAGTCGCCTGCCACAAGGTTTGCGTCAAACAAATTCCTATGCAGTAGCTCTACCACTTTAGCAACATAGGCTTGCCATGTGTCAACATAAGGAGTCTTAGTCAGCCCTAACACCTCAGCGCACTGGCTTAACGTCTGAAACTTGCCGTGATACACCTGACCCATTCCCACATCAACAATAGCTAAGGCATGATCTAACTTCTTCCCGTCCGCTTTAAGCAGTCTAATCATTGCCTTGTGTAGCTCATGGCGTAAGGTTAAGTAGTTATTCTTACACTCCACACAGTAAACATCAGCAATTAGCTTGGTGCTTGGCTCGCACTTACTACCAACTAACGCCAACGCTGCTGCTGCATTTTGATAGTCAACAATATCAACCCCTCTACCACCAGGCTCAAGGCTGTAACTTGTGGTCGATTTAAGGCTCATTAACAACTGTATTCGCTCTAAGTGCTTGTATTCCATCATTCGCCCCTTATCCACATATAATCGTCAGGCTTTGGTAGTGCATAGCCTTGCGCGTAGTAATACTTGTCTATTGCGTCCATGTACTCGCTCATTTGCTTAACACTCGTTTTAGTCGTACTCATTAGACTAGATACACCTTTAGCTAATACAGCAAACTCTGACTTACTCGCTTGGTTTCGATACTCGTCAACACTCAGCATCATTTCAGCAAACCCCCTATTATCGCGTAGGTAGATAGGGCGTAGGAATTGCCATTTAAGCCTTGTATGCAGTTCCTCCCTAGTATCCCCTAGCTTGTCCGATAGATAGCCCACCCACTGCCAATAAAGCGCATTCTGACTTAATGAACGATCCTTATCTCCGTCTATCAATTCAACCGTTGCCATTAACTTTAAATTGCCTTCTTGTTGTTGGTAATACTCAGCGATAAACGAGTAGCAGTTACTAAGCACTTGCTGATTACACAGATTAAAAGTCTGCCTGATTGTCTTGCTCACTCGGTGCTCCGTTAATGAAATCAAGTTTGCGTAAAAACCACTCTATGCTTTGCTCTCTATTCATACCCATTGAGTAGGTATCGAATTGGTGGTGATGTTTATGGCACAGCGGGATAACATACTCATCACTTGCCTTAATCCCGCGCCCTTTGCCATGTATTGAAAAGTTTGAATGAGCGGCTTGGCTCGGAGGGTCTGCACCGCATTCACAGCAAGGCATTTCCCTTATCTCTTGTAGTCGCGTGCTATCTCTCATTTGCGACCCTCTAGCACAATAAACACCACAAACAACATACCCATTAGCATCACCGGCAACCATATCGGACTAAGCACCCATAGCCACGACCACTCGATAAACCCTGTTAGCTTGAGCACGATAAATGCTATCTGCAACGCACTTAAAAAACTTAGTCCGCCTGTTCCTGATTTATTCATTGCCGCCCTCCAATTCATCAATCATCTGCTTTAACTTAGTGCTTGCTCTTATCAAATCGTTTCTACTTATCAATAGCATTAATAACTTAATATCTACTGTTCTATGTGCTGCTACTTCTTCTAGTTTTCTAACCACATCCTTTGGTATAACTTCATTATTAAAATAAGCGCCTTTGATATACCAATGAGCCTTTTTCAAATCCTCCAGTAAATCGCCTTTACTGCCTGCTCTATACAGATACTTAATAGCGTTACCTAAGCTAAACGGCATCTCTCTATGACAAGTAATCTCTTTACACTCAATACCGCTTGCGTCTTTGTAGTGTGGTGGTTTGTTCACCATGTCCGTACTATGCGTTTTTTGCATATTGCTTTTATCCTTGATAAATTCGCCTTTATTGCAAACAAGGGTATAAAAATCCTTTAAAACTGCTTCTGTTACAAGCGACACATTTCTAACCCCTAAGTGGTTTAGATAAATATCACTGCCAGACACATGCACTACTTTAAAGAACTCGTCCATATTTATGCGTTTCCAAACCTGACCTCTTTTAATCTCCATTGGTTACCTCCGCCTTCTTCTTCGCCATTTGTCTAATCAATTCGTTACGCTTAGCTGTCGGTATTCCGATCGTGTTCAGCTTTACCTCGTACTCTTTGCCGTCAATCTCCACTCTCGCTGTTACCCACCCTGCCTCATCACTTAAAATCACAATCCTTGGCTTCATTGGCTCACCCTCTCAACTGTATAATCCATGTCAAACATCGGCTTACTCATAGTGAAGTAGCGGCTTTTCTCGATATGCCAAAACTGCACTTGACCACTTGCAAGCTCTCGGTAACAACCACCTGCAACCTTGCCTTTATGCTTGCCTGTCTTGTTTTTAACTATCGTGACCATTGGCTAATCCCTCAGCTTTTCTAACAACTGCCTCGTTACGCTCTAAATGCGATTTAAAACCCTTGTTTAGCTCGACTGGTACTATGACCCCATTTACCTCTACAATCGCCTTTATGGTGCCGTCACGCTCGTTTAACTGCTTAATTACTGCCATTGTTTACCCCTAACCTCTGCTTGTGATACTCGATTTGCTCTAAAGTGTCTCTGTGTAGCTGTTCAATCTCTTTTGCTGACCACCGATGTGGCTGCTTTATCATCTTGATTAACTCGTCAACAAAATCACGGCCGTAAGTTAATTCCATGTGCCTGGTATAAATCGGGTGTACTGTTTCCATGTCCCACCCGTTGCACTGCCTGCACTGCGGATTAATGTTCTCCTCGATTAGCCTTGTACTTGCGTTTTTTGCTGCGATGTAGTGGCCGCCTTGCATGTCTGTGTAGTGTCTAATCACGCCACAGCTAACACATACACACATACCGTTACTATCTGCTGCTTTGAGCCTTACAAGCAGTTGTAGAGCCTTGGCGCAATCCTTGGATAGCTCAGCTGCCGTCTTAATCTTTTTTCTCCTTGTGGTGCTTTTTGTTTTTCTTCCTGCGCCGCTTCTCTTTGTCATCGAGCTTGCTTTTGATTTCGTCATACTCTCTACTCAAGTCTTTAATGTTTTGATTGTGCAAATAGATACGTGTCATTTGCTTCCCTTAATCAAATCGCTAAACAAGTTAAACCCAGTCACAACCTCAGCCCTTGACCCCTTTCTGACAATGCTTCCATACTCATGGCCAATCGGCTGACTGTTGCTATCCCACCTCACTACAACATCATGGTAAGGGTCATCACTGACAACCCTCACACGTCCGCTAAAACCCTCAAATCCCTGCGTCTGATACGTGCATCTGTTCAGATAAGCGATTGAGTAGCCTTTGCTTGTTTTCATGCGCGAACCACGGCGTAAGAGTTAACCGAGTCAACATCAAAGCCCTGGTCTTTTAACTCGTTGATAAACCTAAGCCCTGTCTTGTAAATTGCGTGACTCAAATCTTTGTCCTTGCCCTCATTCAGAAAATCCACCACTTCATGGCCGCACTTGTTGCCGTCTTTATCCACAATGTGAAAGCGAATGCTAAAACGTCTTGGCTTCTTTAAAATCTTCCACCGCTTAGTTACCCAGTCCTCTGTTGTCTCTGCTCTGCTAACCAATCGCTCTGGGTCATCGTCATGCAAAAACATTTTTAGATAGCCGTTGAATTTAGGTTTCATTGTTTGCCCTCCATGAATGGCTGAAATTCGTTTGCGATAACATTGTTGGTAAAGCGGCTGTGTTGACCTTCAAAGCCCACAATAGCGGTACCTTTTTCGCCGTTCCTGTTTTTACCTATGATTAGCTCGGCCGTTCCTTTGGCTTCGCTGTCTGGGTTATAAACCTCATCGCGATAGATAAACAAAATCACAGACGCATCTTGCTCAATTGAGCCTGACTCTCGTAAGTCGCTCATCATTGGTCGCTTGTTTGGTCGACTCTCAAGGCTTCGATTAAGCTGCGACAATGCAAACACTGGACAATCAAAGTCTTTAGCAATGGATTTTAAGCCGGCTGAAATAAGACTTACTTGGCGCTCTCGCATGTCGTTTGGATTTGACGGCGTGACAAGCTGCAAGTAGTCAACAAATACGGCTGATATTTTGCCGGTCTCCTGCTTAGTCTTATTGAGCATTGAGCGCATCTGTCCGATAGTTATCTGCGAGCGGTCATCAATCCTGAAATTAAGTTGCTGGGATAACTTCGCGCCTTCCATAATCCCGTCCCAGTCATCACCGTTTAAATCCTTGCCGGTAAATGCTTTCTTCATTGTGATGTTTGATTTGTCAGCATGTAAGCGAGCGGTTAAGTCTTTGGCGCTCATTTCAATCGAGAAGTAAACTGCCGTCCCTTCTTCGTGCTGCGCTATATGAGAAAAGATATTCTGTGACAGCGTGGTCTTACCCATACCCGATCTAGCTGCGATAATCACAACATCACCGCCGTTCACAACTGCCTTTTTATCCAGCTCGCTAAAGCCGGTTTTAATGCCTGCCTCAGCCTCAGATTGAGATTTAACGCATAGGTCATCAAACCAAAGCTCATAAGCCTCTGTGCTGTCGTATGATGTTTTGCTGATGTCACTGCTTAAAACATCATTAACACTTGAGCTTACGCCGTCCCAAACATCGTCAACGCCTTGCTGCAAGTTAAGTAGGTTTTCCTGCGCCTCTTTTAGCTTGTTGAAGATAGAACGTCTTTTGGATAGCTCTTTGACCTGCTTGGCATAGTTCTCTAGGTGAAACCGGCTACTGCTTAGGCGCTGCAACAATTCCATTAAGTATTCTTCGCCGCCTGCCTGGTCACATACGCCTTTGTTTTGCAGTTCTGTTAAAACCATGACTACATCGTGCGGCTGGTTCGACTGAGCCAAGCTACTCACTGCATCAAAAATCAACTTATGACGCTTGTGAAAGAAGTCATCACGATCTAGTAGGCCATCAACGGCGGTATAAATATCATCGTCAAGCGAGCCAATAAGAGTGGTTAAAACGCTTTGCTCTAAACTAATGTCAAATAAACTATCCATTGTTGCTGCCTCTTAAACTCGCTTTGATTTTTGCTATGTATTGTTTTGCCAACTCTGGGTCAGCCGGTGTCTCTACCATTTCAATTCGATGCGACTCAGGCACTCTAAAATCTGACCCTGCTCGATGCTCTGCTATGACCTCTGTGTAAATGGCTTTAAATCGCCCTAAATCGCCCATTTCAGCCCTTGCTAGGTCAAACATGCCGTAACGCCTTGCTGACTCCCTAACCACGTCATGCAGCCAATTAAGCGACACGCCCAAGCCAACTGCGGCCGAGTTACTGCAAGCTACCTTGAAGGCCTTACTTGCTTCTGGGTATTCGCCGTTATCTCGAGCCAATTCGATAAAGTCGGCTGGTGTGCTAGGCGGCCATTTCTGAGTCAGTGACAATCTAAGTGCTAGGGCTACCTCGTCATTTGTTGCCTTTAGATCAATTAAAGCTATTGACCAAATCTCTAGGGTGTCTCTATCCACATTCTCAAGTTTGTACTTGTTGCCAAAAACCACAGACCATCTTTTAAAGATTTCCAGGACAGACTTCATAGCACCTTGCATCTGTTCGGCTGATGGATTAGTTAACATGTCTAATCTCCTGCTCTGTGCCGTAGCTGTTGATGTATTGCTCAAGCTCATTAAGTTTTGATTGCTTTGCATCTTGAAGCCCCTGGTTATTCTTTGTTGGCTGTGAAGTGATGATTTCATCTAACCAACATTCACCATTTAAATAAGTAAGCGGGTTTTTTCTGTACTGCTTAACATTGTTGGCTGCTACATAAGCATGAACATTGCTCATAATTTCTTGATGTTGCTGTTCTGATAGCTTTTCCCATTTAGCCAAGCATTTGGTTCTATCAATCTTTTTGTCGTACGCTTCCCAAAATTCATCAAACGCAATAACTGGTTCATTGATAGATTCAATATTTATAGATTCAGTGATAGGTTTGGGTGAAGCTCCTTCACTAGGGTGGTGAAACTCCTTCACTAGGGGTGGTGAAATATTTTCACTAGGGTGGTGAAACTCCTTCACTAGTGAATTATTTTCACCATCACTTAAAGACTCCTTTTCAATCGTTAAGTGATACCTGTTGCTCTTGTTTTTACCTGCTTCTTTGTCATAAACGCGTTCAACTCTTAAAAACCCATCAGCCTCTAATTGTTTTACGTGTGTTATCACTGATCGTCTTGTTGTCTCACAATGGAAAGCTAAGGTTTCGTATGAAGGCCAGCAAACACCATTGTCATTTGCTTGGTCAGCCAACTTAATAAGCACTAGCTTGCGGAGTGGATTACCCACCCTTGCTTCAAATGCCTGTACCATTAATTTAAAACTCATTTAAGCCTCCTCAATTCCAAAATTCTCTACTACCCAAGCCTCGCCTTTGGTGGTGAATAACGCTTGAGGATAGCCGCTAGGCGTTTGTTTCATCTCACCTAAGCCTTTCTCTATAAACCAACTGCTAAACGTCTTAGAGCGCTTAATACGCTTGTCGTAAACATTAGCCACTGATAGCAGTTTGTTTAACTTTTGGGCGGTCAATCCGATCTTAGAACCCACCTGAGTAGCGTTAAGCAATGTGTCACGCTCTACCACTGTGTCGTAGTGCTGGATTTTTGGCTGTGCTGCGATTAGTAGTTTTTCCTTCTCTACCAACTGCTCTAGTGCTTCTAAGTAATTAGTAGGCAATTTTGGCGCTGCTGCTTGCTTCTCTAGTTCAATCCATCGGTCAACAATTGCAGCGGTAAACTCAGGGCATAATTGAGCAACTACGATCAGACTATCGCGCTTACCTTTTTCGCCGCTAAACACATGTGTTACTAGCGGACGTGTCGCTGTTTTAATCTCCACCGTTGGTGGGAATTCGATAACGCCCTTACCTGCCAAGCGCTCAATGGTGCGTTTTACTGAGTCATGACGTGATTGCACTAGGTCAGCAATTTCTTGACTGTTCATGGTTACTTGATTGCTGCTTGAAATATTTTGTAGAAACATGTTAGACTCCGTTTGTGGGTGACTGGCTTGTGAGTGATGTCTTTGTTGGTTATTCATGGTTTAACTCCTGTGGTTGAAAGTAGCCCTTACTAGCTCATACTGGTAAGGGTTTTTTATGGCTTGCTGATTAGCTTGTAAGTTGCTAACTCGTTGTGACCTGGTGAAACTGTTTCTATCTCATAGCCTTTCTTTCTTAATGCGGAGATATGAGCGGTTATCTTTTTTTGTGGTAAGCCAGTCTTTTTTGCTGATATTTCGCCATGCTTCTCTAAGTAGGCTGTAACGTCTTTAATCCTGTTTCCTATCTTTCCACCAACTAATTCTAAGTAAACTTCGTCTAGCGCGTAGATCATAAAATCAACACCTGACTGTTTGACGCGGACAGACTCAACGCCTAAGCCCTTTCTGTTTTTAAGATCAGAAACAAGAACCTTTAATCTCACCTTGCAATCCGGTGTTATCTTGCTGCTGTTAATTGGTTTACCGCTTAGTAATAATTCTTCGATAATCCTTGTCCTTACATCACTTTGCTTTAATGCGACTGAGGCAAGTTCTAACTTAGACTTAGTGCGAGCTGCTGGTCGTTTAGCATTGCTGTAACCATTAATACCGGTCAATTCATAGTTGATACTATTTGGGCATAGAGTGAAGCCAAGCTGTTCTAGTCTTTGTCTGACATAAATCTTGTTTCTTATTTGGTTGAACCGGCTAAAGTGAATAACACTACCTGCCTTCCAATCTTTCTTATCACCAAGATTTAGGTACAAAATACGGTCAACTTTGGCTTGCAGTGGGTGGGCTAAAACTCTGCCCACCGGTTCACCGTTTCTTTTGTCTGTTATTCGCATTCTTCTATCTCCGATAAGAAAAAATCACACAATCCATGAAAAGTAAGCGCGCCATTACTAGCGTTAGCCATAGCCATTAGCTTGTTTAACGGCGGAGTCTTACGTTTATGGATTAGGTGAACATTGATATAACCAACGGACAAACCACTACCTTGAGCAAACTTCTGCTTTTGCTCGTCATCGAGGTCAGTCCAATATTTGTATAAATCGCTCATTCGAACTCCCTTATTAATTTATGTTCTAATAATACCTGATAGGTATTAACAAATCAACAACTTTTATACCTGCTAGGTTATTTTACCTTTAAGGTATAAAAGAGCATAATAAAGGCAACTACAAAATACCCACTATAAGGACAATGACATGAGCAAGAAATTTACGAGTATTGACGTTATACGGCGCGAGAATACTAAGAAGCTGATGGAGGATATGAAGCTGACTAGGGCGGAGTTTGCGGCCACAGTGGACGTTGGTTATGCTCTGCTAGGTCACTACATAGGGAAGAACCCTACTAAGTCTATTGGCGATGAAGTAGCTAGAAGAATAGAAGAAAAGACCGGCAAACCTGCTTACTGGCTTGACCACGATCACAATGATGTAGGTATAAATTTAATACCCGAGGGGACTGAGCACCTTGAAACTGACGGCGATATGCTACCTGTTATAAGTTGGGTGGCTGCTGGTAGCTGGACTGAGATTGATTGCAATTATACGAATGACTTTGACGGCGACATACCAAGACCGAAGGATTTATCTAAACGCAGTTTTGGACTGGTAGTACGTGGTAGAAGTATGTGGCCTGAATTTAAGCCAGGCGAGGTTATCATTGTTGAGCCTAATGTTGGGCTTGGTGACTTAATAGATGGTGATCTAGTAGTAGTGCAATGTAATGATGACAACGAAGCTACCTTTAAGCAGCTTGTATTAGGAGATAATGCGGAGGATATGTACTTAAAGCCGCTTAACCCTGATTGGCCTGAGCAAGAAATGCGACCTATGAATGAATGTATGCTTGTAGGTAAAGTAGTTGGTAAATACACCCGTTACTAAAAATATATAAAACTACCTGAGCCTTATAAATAATACCTAGACTAACCCTCTAGGTATTTTTTTTGCCTTTTTTTAATTTTTATACCTCTTGGGTATTGACACCTTACTACCTAACAGGTATTATTACTACATCAGCAAGACAACAGGCTTTAGACGATAAAGCCGGTGACTACTTAAAAACATGATTTAAAGGCTAGCAAATTATAGCCACTTCAAGCAGGTGGCTATTGTGTGTTAACCAAAGGAGATAGATATGAGTTTGCGAGAAGCTATAAAAAAGCAAGAAGCTAAAAAGAAAGGCGTTAGCTCAATAGGCAAGAACTGGGGGGAGCCAAAGCCCAAGCGACTATCAGCTAAAAAACAAATTGACTTAGCGATAACTGAGCGGGAGAAGCTGATTATCCAAGCACTGAGGGATGGAAAAAGAAAGCAACCTGATGATGTGAACTGGTTAAGAGGTTATCACGCTGCAATGAGCATTGTGCAAAAAGAGTTTGAGAGTCAATAAACAAAAAGCCCCTCCGACTACGACATCAAAAGGGGTTTCACTTACTAAGGAAACTATTATGACAGAAAAAGCACTAAGTATCATTATTCAGCGTGAAGATTTACCGCAACTTTTCGGCAAGCGCGTAGAGAACCAAGCAGCAATTGAAGAAGTTATCAGCAAGATTGAAACCGAATCGCGCTCAATCACTTTTGATATTAACACCAAAGACGGTCAAGCAACTTGCCGCTCATTGGCTGCCAAGATTGCAAGCGCCAAGTCTGCTTTGGACAAGGCGGGTAAAGCCAAAAAGGACGAATACACCGTCACTACCAAGTTAATCGATGCTGACCGCAATCTTGCTAAGAGCCGATTGCAGGCGCTACAAGATGAAATCAGACAGCCACTAACTGAGCTTGAAGAGCGTGAAAAGGCTCGCAAGGCTCAGCATGAAGCAAACCTAGCTGCATTAGTTGATCTTACCTACCTTGTAGGTGCTCACAGTTCAGCTATTAGCGAGCGCATCAATACCCTGCAAGACAAGGTTATCGATGACGACTGGGAAGAATATAAAGCTGAGGCGTTAGAAGCCAAAGACTTCACGCTTAAAGCGCTGCGAAATGAGTTTGAAGTAGTTAAGCAGCGTGAAGACGAACAAGCAGAGCTTGCGCGGTTAAGAGCTGAACAAGCCCGACGTGAGCAGCAAGAACGCGAAGAACGTATCGCACAAGAAGCAACCGCTAAAGCTAAGGCTGACGCAGAGCGACAGGCACAGCAAGTAGCACAAGAAGCGGAGCGCAAAGAACGCGAACAGAAAGAACGCGAAGCAAGATTGATTGCCGAGAAAGAGGCGGCAGAGCTAAGAGCTAAACAACAAGCCGAAGATGCCGCCAAACGCGAGCGTGAGGCTATCGAAGCGGAGCGATTGGAGGCTGAACGACTAGAAGCTAAGCGCCAAGCAAATAAAAAACATCGTGACGCTATTCTTATTCAAGCAAAAGATGATTTGGTAGCAAACGGCATTGATGAAGAAGTCGCCAAGCAGGTTGTCAGGCTTATTCATGCAAACAAGATTGCTAATGTAACCATCAAATTTTAGACACAAAAAAGCCCTGCGGAGGCGGCAACCAAGCAGGGCTCCTAATACTAGGAGAGGACATTATGACGAAAATTAAATTAGATTGCAATGCTGACCACGATATCAAGATGGACGGCTACACAGCAAACGGCACAGCATGGGTACTGATCGACGATATGTCAGTTGAATTTAGCTTTAGAGCAAAACTTAAAGGCGATAGATGGCAAGACTATGACGGCTCAATGATTAGCGAGCTGACAAGCGTTTACGACATCGAGTTAACAGCAGGCGATGCATGGCTAGTGGATAGCGAGGGCGACACGATTGATGAAGTTACCTATGACCTACAAGCAGCACATAAAGCAGGCGTTATTGAAGCGCTAGAAACGGCAATCACTGAGGAGGCGGCGTAATGGATACTTTAAGAATTGAAAGCAGAGACTTTTACGGCAACTTAATCAGCACCCTGCTCATTGCTTATGAGTACCATGATAACGGCAAGCAGCAGCATGAAGATGGCACTTACTACTGGGAAGAAAGAGCAAGCCTAGTTAGTGCAGCAATTGACGTAAGCGAGTATGGCGATGTTCCAGTGCCTATCAACTTAAACGATGAACTAACTGCCCGTTACGAAGCATTAATAACAGAGCACACAGGGCTTGAGATTGAAGGATCAGCGGCATGAGATACGGTTGGGAATACACAAAGACTCTTTACTGCCTAGAGTCGCACAGCGCTTTTGAGGCAGGCCAAACGTACATTGTCAGCGCCGAGGACGACATCAGCTACTTTGTCATGATCGAGGGCAAAGAGCATAGCGTGAACAGAGATACGGCAATGTTTGAAGTTGATGAAGTCTTAAACAGTGAGGTGACAGCATGATTAAGTTTATAGCTCAAGCAGTGATAGTAGCCGTCATAGGCGGCTGCTCAAGCCATGTAGCGTTAATGGCGATGGATAAGCAAGCGGACAATCAGCAGAAATTCGTTGATAACTACGATTATGAAATGAGTCAGATGGAGGCAAAGGATTATGAATAACGAATTAAGAACTGTGAATAACACAGAGGTCGCACAACAAGACATGAGCATGGCAAGCCGAATTGTTGAGCTTGCTTCAATGCCGGACTTTGATGTAGCCAAGCTAGACAAGCTAATGGACTTGCAAGAGCGTGAAATGAACCGCTTGGCTAAGATCGCTTTTAACAAAGACTTTACTGCAATGCAGAGCGAGATAACAACGGTAACTAAGTCAAAGCAAGGTCATAACTACAAGTACGCAACTCTTGAGGATATCGTGGATATTGTACGCCCTACCCTTGAGAAACATGGCTTTGCAGTGTCGTTTGGGGTTAATACTACGGCGGACATCATCGTGACTTGTACCCTCATGCACAAAGAAGGCCATAGCATTGAAACCACAATGCAGCTACCGGCTGACAAATCAGGCAGCAAAAATGCAGTACAAGCTATTGGCTCAAGTGTTAGCTATGCAAAACGCTACACGCTAAGCAGCTTACTGAACATTGCTACCCGTGATGATGACGATGCTCAGGCAGCAATGCAGCAAGACCAACGCACCATTACTAGAGGGCAGTCTCAAACGCTTGAGAGTAAGTACGAGAAACTACCTAAAGAACGCCAAGAAAAGTTTGACGGCTGGCTTTCATCACTAGGTGCTAATTCAATTTCAGAGGTTAAGGCAAGTCAGTTTAACACTGTTTTAGCTAATCTGAATAAGGTGGTCGCATGAGCTTAGTTGTCTATGATGTAGAGCAAGGTACGCAAGAATGGCTTGATCTAAGGCTTGGCATTATCACAGCTAGCAACGCTCAAAAGTTGCTAGTTAATGGCAGGTCAAAGGAGTATGCCCCATTCGGTGACGGTGCTATTACTTACATGATTGAGAAAATCACAGAGCAATACACGGGCGTAAGTCAGTCATCGTTTGACGGCAATGAGCACACAGAGCGCGGCCATGAGTTAGAGCCGGTCATTGCTGATTACTACTTAGCCGGTGACTATAACAAAGGCGAAAATGTAGAGCTTGCAGGGATTGGCATCAACCACGGCGTTGGTGCTAGCCCAGATAGATTAGTTGGCTTAAATGGTGGGCTTGAGATTAAAGCCCCTTTAGCCAAAAACGTTATGGAATTGCATATTAGAGAGAACATCAAAAAAGATTATCTGACTCAGTGCCAGTGCAATATGTGGGTTTGGGAGCGTGAATGGTGGGATTTTATGGCAGTAGCTGAGGGAGTGCCACCGTTTGTAAGACGCATCTATCGTGATGATGCAGTTATCAAACTACTAGCAGAGCGTACAGAGTTGTTTTACGAAATGATGGATAGCTTAGTTAAAGAGAGGATTTACTGAAATGATAGCAATGATTATTGACTTTGAAGCAACAGATGCAACAAGTGAGGCTCAAGCCACTGAGATTGGTCACATGGCTGTTATGTTCAGCGATAAAGGCTTGGTTAAAGATGGAAATGTAGGCGTTAGGAGCGAACTGTGCAAGCCCGACACAGCTATCACGTTTGGATCTATGGCAATTACTCATATAACGCCTGATGATGTGGCAAGCAAGGCCAGTCATAAAGACGTTTGCAACCGCATATTACCAAAAGGTGAGGCTTATATCATTGGTCATAATATCGATTTTGACATACAGGTGGCAGCCAATGCAGGCATTGATGTTAGTAAATATAAAGCTATTTGCACCCTGGCACTTGCTAGATATACATGGCCTGAGTCAGAAACCCATAAGTTAGGCGCTTTATCTTACGAACATGATTACAATTTTGCGCGCGAACACGCAAAGAACGCTCACAACGCTGCAACTGATGTAACTATGTGCGCAAGACTATTGCATAAAATATGCTTAATACATGGCATTAACGATATGCAGAAACTTTTTGAATTAAGCGAGTATGCAAGAGTACCTACAATCCTAAACTTTGGCAAATATAAAGGCACAGCAATATCAGAAGTAGTTAAGACTGATAGCAGTTATTTGGATTGGCTGTATAACGCTACTGATGATAAATACCTACAGATAGCAATCAATAGAGCAAGAGCATGATGTGGTACTACATAGCGTTTGATGACGATACAGGGTGTGAGATTGAAGCTAGAGATAAGCAGCACGCTTATAAGTTAGCTAAAGCGCTTTACCCAAAGAAAACTGTGGCAGGCGTTACTTGCTGCGAATATTTAGACTTACCATTTTAAGGACAGAGCAATGAAAACTTTTGTAAGAGAAATAACATGGATTGATTATGTAGATCATGGCTGGGGCAACGGCTATGTTGCAGTACCACCAACGAGCAAGCTGCACGGCTTAGAATATGACGGTGTTGATGTTAGTGTTCACGGTGGGGTGACATACTCAAATCTAGCCGCCAAATTTTACGGCAAGCCGGACGACATACCGGACGACTGGTGGATATTTGGCTTTGACACAGCTCACGGCCTAGATAACCAGCTAATGCATGACAAGCAATATGTATTAAATGAAACACAATCGCTTTTAGAGCAACTAAAGAAACTAGAACGGGAGTAAGACATGAGAGGCGTAAACAAAGTAATTATCGTTGGCAATTTAGGTGCTGACCCAGAAGTTAGACAGTTTGGTAATGGCGGTAGCGTTACAAACATCACCGTAGCGACTTCTGAGCAATGGACTGACAAACAGACCGGCCAGAAAAAAGAAACCACCGAGTGGCATAAAATCACGCTATTCAATCGTTTAGGTGAGATTGCTGCTCAGTACCTACGCAAAGGTAGCAAGGTTTATATCGAGGGCAGCCTACGCACTCGTAAGTGGCAGGATAAGAACGGCCAAGACCGCTACACCACTGAGGTTAGAGCTGACCAAATGCAGATGCTAGATAGCAATCAGGGTCAAGCTAACACTGGTTATCAGCAACCAGCACAGCAACAACAACCACCACAGCAACAGCAACAGCCACCTCAAGCATGGGGTCAGCAACAGCAAGCACCACAGCCGATGCAGCAGCAGGTAGTAGATCAAAGCATACCCTTCTAACTAATTACCGAGGTGGCGGGCTAATACCACACGCGTCAAGCTGATAGTGATGCGATTTGAAATAACATCAGCAGCTAAGCATTGGTACACCAGAGTCCTTAGCCAAGGGCTTAGCCGATTGACTGGCGTAACCAGTCCACTTATTTAAGGTGTTTTTAATAGACAGTTTAACTAAGTGACTAACAAAGGAGAAATTACATGGCTAAAGATAGAAGCATCACCGCACTAAACGGTAATTTGTTTGATTTGATTGAAAGGCTGGCAAATCCAGATTTGCACCCAGGCGAAATCGAAACACTAGCAACGGCAAGTAAGTCAGTAGCAGCACTAGCAAGGCAGATAACAGACAATGAGCGAATGTTAAACGAGCGAGCGCAGATAGTAGCTGAGCACGCACCAGAGCGATTGGTTGAGCTGCTAATGCCAAAGGAGCTAGGCAATGGGTAAGAAGGTTAAATGGACTAATGAGCACCTTGATTTTATCAAAGCAAACCAAGCCAACATAAGTCGCAGGGAACTCTTTGAGTTGCTATGCAATACCTTTGAAGACATCGACCCGATAGCAACTTTAGATAACTTTAAAGGATTAGTTTTAAGAATGGGGCTAAAAAGCAATCTTGATGGCTACTTTAAAAAGGGTGAAGCACCGTGGAATAAAGGCGTTAAAGGCTACATGGGTGCAAACATAACGAGCTTTAAAAAAGGCCAAGACCCTCATAACCACAGACCTATTGGCAGCCAAAGGATTTGTGCCAAAGATGGTTATCTGCTTGAGAAAGTAGCTGAGCCTGATGTTTGGAAGCACAAGCACAGACTACTATGGCAGGAGCATCATGGGGAGATACCCGAGGGCTGCATTATTAGGTTTATTGATGGGGATAGAGCGAACATTACTATTGATAACCTGATATGCGTGCCGCAAGGCGCTAACAGTGTGCTTAATCTGCATAACAGAGCCGACACCGACAACCCCGATCTAAACAAGGCAATCATTCTAACTGAAACATTAAGACATGAAATAAGGAAGCTAAGAAATGAAAAAACTAACGCAAGCAGTGTTTGATTTGCCTGAGTGTCCTGAGTGGGCTGAGAGCCTAGCTGTAGATGCAAAGGGTGATTTATACGCCTTTAATTGTCATAAAGAGTTTCTTAGCTCGATCTGCAATATTCATCAAGGAGTAATAGGGTCTTACTGGGAACTTGTAGGCTCAGGCTACGACACAACAAACTGGCAGCAATCAGCAATTGATAGAGGTGAGAAATGATTGAGAATTTACTAAAGCCAATTAAATGGTTTGACTTTGACGACATACACGGCAATAAGACATCAACAACAGCCACTATTATATGCGAGTACGATGTTGAGGCATCGGGAAACGGTTATGAGGTTAACTACTACAATAGGCAAACAGAAGCGCCATCAAAGACCGCCACTGGCTTTAAGACGATGGAGGAAGCTAAGAAGTGGGCTTGGGAGCACTATATAGAGAAGATGACCCCTTATCTTAATACTGACCCACTGACCGAATACGCTGCTAAATTTACACAGTGGGCTAAGGATAGGAAGATTATCCAAAACGGCAACCTGCAAACACAGACTTTGAAGTTAGTTAGCGAGACAGGCGAACTTGCTGACAATGTAGCAAAGGGTCGAGATACTAAAGATGATATAGGCGACAGCTTTGTAGTGCTGAATAATTTAGTCGAAATGCAAGGTTATACATGGCAAGAGTGCTTAGAGCAAGCATGGAATGATATTAAAGACCGTAAAGGCTATACGAACGAGCATGGTGTTTTTATTAAAGAAGGTGATGATAATGGCAAAAGTTAAAATTGGAGATATTTATGAGTTAAAAGAAGGTGGCGCTGCCACTGTTGTAGAGTACGAATATTCAGATCGAGTTGTTATAAAGCATAACGATAAGTTTGGTCATGTTCAGCAGGTTCAGGCAGGCCATCTCAAGAGAGGAAATATCAAGAACCCGTACTTCCCTAGTGTTCATGGTATTGGGTATAACGGAAGTGGAAAGCACCAAGTTAGCATAGGTAGAAAGCACACCCGTGCATATAAAAAATGGAGAAGCATGATTGAGCGTTGCTATAGCGAGGTGTACCAAAAAAAGAAACCAAGCTATAAAGGCTGCAGTGTAGCGAGTGAGTGGCATAACTTCCAAAACTTTGCTGAATGGTTTTACAGTAACCCGTATCACGATCTTGACTATGAGTTAGATAAAGATATTTTGACTGCAGGCAATAGGGTGTACAGTCCTAAAAACTGTGAGTTAGTCCCAAGAGAGTTAAATGTCTTTGCAAGGTCTGGTTTCAATAGCGACGGTATCCCAATGGGCGTATCAAAAAGAGGTGATAAGTTTATTGCAAGAATGTACATAAACTCTAAGAGTAAGCATCTAGGAATTTTTGACAGCTTGACTGACGCTATCGAAGCCTATGTGCTAGCTAAACAAGAGTACGGAAAACAGCTCGCCGAGAAATGGAAAGACAGTGTTAGCGAAAGAGTGTATCAATCCCTATCTAACTGGGTTGAGAGTGATGTTGATGGTAAAGCGGTGACAGATGAAAACGGCAAGATCATTAAAGGCAGTGGTTATTTTAAGCCTGAATTGGATAAGTTTGTTGGAGGTAGTGAAAATGACTAACGAGCAGATTAAAGAAATAGCATTAGCGAACGGTTTTAAACTGAAAGAACAGCCTAATGGCGACATGGATTTAAATCCTTATGTTTATGATTTTGCTAGAGCCTTAATTAGCAACGAATTTGACAAGGTCAGAGAAACCACCTTGAGGCTCATAAAAGATACTCCCGAAGCATCTCAGAGCTTTAAAGAAGGTGCCTTCATGGTTATCTGTGAAATTAATAGGCTTGAGAATAGGCATATTGTCAAGCTATCAGAGGGATGGGAGTTATGAGTAACTGGATTAGTGTCAAGGATAGGTTGCCTGAAAGACTGTTTCAACAATGCTTAATAGCACACAAAGAAGGTGGGGTAATGCTAGCAGAATATTGTGAAGGCACTATAAGAGGTGAGGAAATACGCTACTTCCTCACCCATCACAATGAATACGACTTGCAAGGGGATTATATAGAGATAACGCATTGGCAACCACTACCAGAAAGACCAAATAAAGGAGGTCAAAATGAGTAGCGAGTACACAATCACAATTAGAGCAAGCGATATGCCAAACCCGAAAGACATTGCACTATATCTGCAAGCTGAGGTACTAGGCATCAATAAAGTAAAAGATAATTATGTTACTGCTAATGAGTTAGTAGAGCTAACGGGATTTAGCAAGTCAACCATATTAGCTAAATGCAAACATTTAAACGTTGGCAGTGTTGGCAAATCACTCTACAATAAAGATGACGCAATTAGAGTATTATCAGTAAAAAGAAAGGTTGGTGCAAAGCGTAGAAACTAAGTTTAAACCTGTGGATAACTGTAAATTTACGCCAAAATTACGCCAAACTCTTTTAAGTGCTTGATTTTACTGACTATCTATCACCTTGACATGGTAGAGGTCGCTAGTTCGAATCTAGTTACGCCTACCAGATTCGAAAGCCCCAATCTTTAT